AGAACACACCGCAAGGTGTGGCAGAGGTTGTACCAGTGTCTTTCTCAATCGTTCCATCAGAAATACGTTTTACTAAATCGCCATAGAAAATGTTTGTAGCATAGCCACTTGCAATTTGCATTTGACGAGTTGCTCCCGCAAAGACCTGACCGCCAATTAGATTGACTGGTTTTAGTCCATAGGGGGCTGATACGGTTGGGTAAGCCATATTAAACTCCTAAATTAAATTAACCTTTACCAAAGGTTGTCGTGGACTTGCTCTCTTTAAAGAGCGGCATCCTTGGGTCACTTTGGCGCATAAGGCTACTGTCTACAGCTTCCATCTGATTTTCTGCTTGCTTTTGGTAATGTGAATTACGTTGGGCAACAAATTCTTCTGGAGTCTTGCAAAGCAATAACCCGCCAATCTCAATATTGTCCTTAAAGCGACTATTGGGATCAACTAGCAGTTGAAACTTGGGTTGTTCTTCAATTGCTACAGGTTCCCAGCCTTCTCTTAGTTTCCCAGAGAGATTGCGGGGATCCGCCTGATTCAGCGTTGAAGTACGAATCCATCTATACGAATACCCAGCCTGTTTGTCAGGCTCAGGGAGCAATTCTGCTGGCGCCCACTGCTTAGGACGTTCGCTTGTTGCACGAGTATCTGCTTCACGAGTAATTCTGTTGTTAGCCATATTAAGCCTCCATTTTCATAAGTTCACGGGCGTATTGCTCTGGTGTTAGTCCTAACTTCTTTGCTATAGATAATTGTGACGTATTCAGTTTTATCTTTTTAGAAGAAGTACTCCTACTCGCAGATGCAACTACTGTACTCGGCTTATTAGACCGAACCGTGTTCCTATCATCGTCAACTTTTTCATCCTGAAAGTTTTCAGGAAAACGCCTACGCATAGTTTCATCTATGCGCTTGTAGTACTCGTTAGTCGTAGCATACGCCATACCGTTTTCTTTAACAAGCTTCTCGTGTAACCCTAAGGCTAGGCTTGTCATCTCGTCATCTTGACCAAACCAAGAGTTACGCTCTTGCCAAGCCGAAGCTTTTTGGTCACGGACAGGGGCTGCTTCCGTCTGTTGAGGTATTTTTACTTCATTTTCTTGCTCTTGTAAAGCCTTTCGTTGATTTATATTTTCAGCGTAGTTAGAGGCTTTCTCAATTTTCATCTTGGCAGAGGTCAATTTATCCTGTGCTTCGACTAATTTTTCGGAATCTCCAGCGTCATAAGCTTCTCTATATTCCTTTTTAGCCATTTCTAGTTCATGTTCAGCACTCGTTTTAAACGAGGTAATTGCCGCTTCGTCACTAGAATTAACCCTACCTTTTAGCTGTTTTACCTCTTCGTAGAGCTTTTTGGTGACATTAAGAGCTTCTTGGCGTTCACGTTCGGCAGCGTCTGCACGTCTGCGTTCATCATGGTAAAACTTCCTAAAAGCATCAATTTTGCTTCTTGCTTCATCGGAATATAGGTCTAATTCGTCCTTTTCAACTTTATCAATAAAACCTGGTTTTGAAGCTCTACGCCCTCTATCTTCTTCAGGGGTGTCATCTTCAATCTCAATCTCAACTTTATCGTCTTCTTCTACGGGTTTACCCTTAGATTCTACTTCTTCTGTGGGTTTACCTTCGTCTTTTACGTTATCTACTTCATCAGGAAATTTATAGTTTTCCATATCGTCAGCTCCTTATTTACGTTTAATACCACGTGGATCGTCAACTACACCTTCTACGGAATCATCATTAATGATGCGAAACTCCCGCCCATGAATTACTAATCGAGTACCAGCATTTGGTCTAACAAGGACAAAATCACCCTTTTCACACCAAGCCCCCGTTGGGAACCGTACTGGATCCTTGTAGCAATCTGGACCTATATCTACTACAAACAACACCGTTGTCAAAAGTTCGTCATATCGTAGGGTCTCGTCTGCTTTTAGAATCCCACCATCATGTTCCTTTTCCACTTCAGGAATAGCACATAAAATGCGGTATCCAGAAGGTTTAGGTAGTTGTGTTGCTTTTTCTTCATTTGACTTATCAAGCAGCTGCGCCAAATCCACCGCCTTATTTAAGTCTAGCGTTTCACTCATCCGTATTCTCCAGTTTGTCTTTGAGGTCTAATACGTAACCCCTTGCGGTAAGCAGACCTCTAATCTCCCCACAAAGTTTTTGATACTGAACGTGATCTAAATTACCTACAACTACCGATTCTTTTAATTGCTCTATCTTTTCGTCTAATTGTTTAACTAAAAGTTCTAATCCTGTCATTTGCTATCCTTTTTCTGTTTAGCTGAATTCATTTGAGCAGCTATTAACTGTGCAGCTATTTGACCTTTTTGGACATCAACTTTGTCTTTTTTGTTTGCCATATCAATACCTATCTTAGTACCTTCTATTTGATCTTTACGATCTAGCTCATCCCTCTCTTTAGCAATCTTAGCTCCAAGTTTGTTACCCTCAAGCTCTACTTGGTTTTTCATTTTCTCTTCTTCTAAAGCCAATTCCAGTGCTTTGAACTGAGCATCTGTTTGATCTTTTTGTGCTTTACGCTGAACTTCCTGCTGCTTAATCTGTAATTCTTGCATCTGCATCTGGATAATCGGATCTTGCATCTGTTGTTGAGCCTGTGCCTGAGCAGCTTGAACTTGATTCTGTTGTAACAACTGGGCAGAAGCCTGAGCTACCAATCTAGACAACTGAACTTCGTATTCCTCAGGGATTGTCTCATCCTCATCTTTAAGGTAAGGAATAGGCGCACCCATCTGCTGCTCAATCTGTTGACGGTATTTAAAGCCAAAATGCTCGGCTATATGAGCCTGCAACCCTGCTACAATCTGCTGCCCCATTGGATTTTGGGCAATCATTTGTTGTGTCATAGGGTCTTGCAAGAAACTATTGTGGGACATTAAATGTGCATCTTGGTCTTGGTAAATAAACGCTTTAAGTGGTTTACCAATTAATACGTCCATATTCTCTGTGACTGGATCTTTTGGTTTCTGATCTTCTTGTAACGGAATAAGTTTCTGAGCGTTGCGAATTCCCAACACATCTAGCATTTGTCGGTGGAGTTGCGGGAGATTGTAGATCTGTGGCGCACCTTGAGCCAACTGGAGTACTGCTTGGTACTGTACGATCTTCTGCGCCATTGTCGCTGCATTAGGATCTGAGACTGGAATGACCGAAACCATGTCATAGTCGCTTTTCTTTGCTTTGCGACTGCCCTCTTCAGGCTCATAGTTGTATTCATCAGGCGTGTAGTCACGAATAATCTCTTTAAGAAGCTTTAACTCTTGTTTCATTGAATAATGAATGCGGGACTGCACTGCACTCATCACTTTTAAAGTTCTTTCAAGAATTGCTAGGGTTGTGCCTACAGGAGCTTGAGCGCTCATGTCAGATACTTTCATGTCCCCTGCCGATGCAAAACGTCTACCTTCTTCAACAATAGTCCCAAGCAGTTGATATAAAACTTGGCTTGGTTCCTTGTATGGCAAGGTCATCAAGTTGTCTTTGATTGCTCCTGACGGTACGTCTACATCTCTGAACTCACCTGGACTTATCGGGGTGTCATCACCTTTGACTCGCAAGCCACGGGTCTTAAAGCCGCCTGGCAAGTTTGCAAGGGTTCCAGCATCCACGAGCTGCCGAATAAGACTAGTACCAGACTTAGCAAAAGCACCGACAAGGTGGATAAGCCCAAAACAATAAAAGCCAAAGCCCGGCACATATCCATAATGGACAAAATGATTCCTTTTTTGATGAGTGTCATCTTCAGGTCTCCAGTTTCTGCGGATTGATAAGACTTCTTGAGTCCCTTTTTCAATCGTTATAACATACGGTAGGGCGATGCCTGTTAACTCTCCATCTTTGTCTTTGTCTTCATAACCGGGCAAATCAAGATCTACATGCATCTCTAAAAGCTTGTAACGGTCGTCTGAAGTTGCTCTAAAACCCATTTTTTCGGCAATCTTCTTCTCAACTTCGTCCAATGCTCCACTTGGCTCCTGAAGATCTATATCTCTGTAAAAGCCTGCAAATTGAAGTCGTTTCACTTCATTTTCAGTTTTACGCATCACGTGCGTCACACGAGGGGACTGCTCTAAGCTTGAGGCTCCATAAGGAACAACGATGTCTTCTGCAGGAATAAACATTGACACCTGACGATCAAGTGCAGGATCAAAATAGACTTTCTTAAACGCATTGCCTGATAGTCCTAATCCCCAAATCATGCGTTCATGCTCAGGGCGATACTCAGTCATAACATCAGTCAACTGATAGTTCATGTCATCTTGAACTCGTTGTGCTGCATCTTTCTTTTCAGGCGTTTCTTTACCAACAATTAAAGTTTTTACAGGACCTGCAGCTGGAAACGTCTCCATAATAGTTTCAGCTTGGAACTTAACAAGGGCTTCAGATAAGAGTGGGTGATAGACACCGCAAGCACCTTCCCATGGTTCTGTTCTCTCTTCGATCTTCATACCCAACAACTCAAGACCATCTACATAAGTCTGTATCCAGTCCTTACGGGCAGACACATCATCTTCAAAGTCACCTAATAAATCACCAGCAATCTCTGTTAAATCCCCCTCACTCATATACTCCGCAAGGTTGGCATCAAAATCTTCGTCTGAGGGTTCGGCAGGTTCTATTTCAATCTCCATACCGTCAATCCCAATCTTGACTGACTCTGGATCTTCGATCTCAATCTCAATGGGTTCTTCTTCAACAATAGAATCCAATCCGACAGGGGCTTGGTATAGGCTTTTTTCAATCGACATAATCTATCCTTAATAGTATCCTTTGGACCGGATACTTTTAAAAAGTTTTATTTCATCCGGTTCATCATTTGGTAATTTTATAAATCCACCCTGCCTAAAGCGCATTAGCGCCATTACCGTTGAGTCTACCAAGTCATCATGACTCATAAACGGGAATCCTGCAATCTCTTCTACTACTTCTTCAGCCCAGCGTGTCTCAGGAACCCACACTAATCCACTTTTTACAATGTCCGCTACGCTATTTAACCGAGCTAATTTGTCACCACTACCCCTATGGGGTGTGTATTCCGTAACAGGCATGCCTGTACGCCGTAATTCTTGATATAACGCTGTTCCTGCCGATTTTTTCTCCACAATGAACGCATCGGGTTGCCATTCTTGCCATTCTTGCCACGCTAAATCTTTTAATTCTGGAAATTCTAATCGTTTTTTGATGCTATTAAGCAAAATAATGTTGTGACAGTCGTTTTCTTCATTAAAAAATACACCCCAAACTGTTATTGCAGTAAAGTCAGCACGGTTATGGGTTTCTGCCGCAGCGTCTAGGCTCATAATTACGTATTCACAGGTAGGTGGGTCTTCTTTTTTCCACCAATTCCACCATTCACGCTTTACAACAGAGGCTTCTTCAGCGGTTGGGTTTTGTTGATACTGAGCGTTCCACTGGAACACAGGCATAGAAGCCTTAGTTTGACGCAGAGAGGCCAATGACAGCCATTCTGGCCACAAAGCTGTTTCTTTATCTGTTCCTTCATTAAAGATCGCTGGAAATTCAACAAGCTCATACTGATCCGCTTCATCATTCTGGGTCATATCCCGAACAACCTTACCTGTCAGGTCATCCTGATGCCACCTAGTTTGTACTATAGCGACTCTACCACCCGGCATCAAGCGTGTTCTTGCTCCGTAGGTGAACCATTCATACGCTTTCTCAAATACATCGAAGTTCCCATTGATGATGTCCTGCTCGTTATGGGGGTCGTCCACCAGTAATAGATCAGCTCCACGACCAGCAAGGGCAGAACCCACACCACAAGCAAAATACTCACCACCAGCATTAGTATTCCAACGCCCAGCAGACTTATTATCTTGCGCCAAAGTAACGGTTGGAAAAATCTCTTTATATGCGGGGCTATCAATTAAGTTCCTCACTTTCCTACCAAAGTCCACAGCAAGATCAGTCGTGTGGGAGACCATTAAAACCTTCTTATCGGGGTATTTGCCAAGAAACCATGCAGGGAAGTAGATAGATACAAGCTGGGATTTACCATGCCGTGGAGGTATATTGACTACAATTCGGTTCTTTTTACCTTCAGCAATCTCCATAAG